CACTGGAGACAAGTTCAAGTCAGGAAAGACACGTAACATCGTTTATGTCGCTCGTGAATTCGAGGGACAGAAAATGGTTGACGTCGACATCAAAACACTTTTGAGGTTTTTGAAAGTTGATTCTGAGAAGCATTTTGCGCATCAGAAAGCTTTCGTGGAATCTCAGCGTGATTTGTCTGATATGCCATTGTGTGAGTGCGGATTGCCAGCAGGTATGTGTGAATCCTGTCCTTTGGATTCACAAGCTGGAATTCCATATGTAGGAGAGGTTGTTGAATACCTTTCTGAAATGGAAATTCGTGTTGTTGCATGGTTGAATGCATTTTTACAAAGTTTGATTATGTCCAGATTCGGATCAGCTATTATTGCTTATTTGATGAAGGACAAGTTGAAGGAAATTGTAATGAATAGCATTGGTTACTACATTTTGTGTGTGGTTATTACCCTTGCTTATGATGCATTTGCTCATGTGAGAGGATCTTGGATGGTCCTTTTGTTCACGATTTTGTACTCATTATATATTTATGCCCGTTTGTACATGGTCCGTCGTTCCGTAATTAAGAAGTTTGCTAATGTACCCTTACCTTCACAATTCATTCGTGAGTTGAGTTGGGGTGCAAAGATGAAGATCGTTTACTTTTTGATTTCAGTTGGTGTATGGAAAGTCTTGGTAGCTTTAGCCAAGAAGTGGAAAACTTTACCCACTTCGCAGGCTGCTGCTCCAATTACCTTAGCACCAGATGCCAAGCCTTGGCAGGAACAAACTGAGTTTTGGGATTCTCATGCTCGCGAACGCGCTTACCGTTTTGGTGACGCTGGCGTGAGTGAAAAATCTCGTACCATTACGACAGATAATTTAGTCAATTTGATTGGAAACAAGTTGATGACAATTCAAAAGTCGAATGGCCAATTTTGCAACGTTGTACCGTTGAAGAGCAATGTTCTATTGTTGCCCAACCACATGGTTACCTCCACTACTGAGTATGTTACACTTACTAAGATTGGAGGGCACACATTTAAGAACATGCCTTTAGACAACAAAGTTGCAGTTAGAGTGCCAGGAACTGATTTTGCAGTTTGGTGGTGTCCCGGTGCGGGTTTGCATCGCGATATCATCGAGTATTATCCCAAAGATATTAATGAGGGAAAGAAAGTGACAATGTTCACCATTTACAACAATGATGGAGAACTAGTCAGATACTCAAATATGACTGCATTACGTGACAGAGTTTTCACAACAGCTGGAGGAACTTTTCAGGGATACAAGTATAGTTTCCCTCAAGAGACCTTTGGTGGTTTGTGTATGGCTACTTTGATTGGTCAGATCGGTGGTATCCCCTTTATTGGGGGGCATCATTTGGCAGGCCGAGGCTTGTCAGGCGCAGCAGGAGTTTTGACTCGTGCGCAGCTTTATGATGCAATTGATGCTTTGGCATTGAGGCCCGCTGTTTTAATTTCACACTCGGCTACTCCTTTGGAGACTAGCAGTTTGGGAGTTGAATTTGGACCTCTTGAAAAGCCACATCCAAAGTGTCCAACTATGGAATTGACTAGTGATGCTAAGATTCGTGTGCATGGAGCACATTCAATCAATAGCGGAGCAACACGTAAAAGTGCTGTTGTCACATCAGTGGTCTCGCCCGTTGTTAAGGAAGTTATGAATATTGAAAAGAAACATGACAAACCTAAACAAATGGACCACGTTAGACACAAAGCATTGGATTTGAGTGGAAAGGTTGATACCGCCACACAATTCGATTCCGTTTTGCTGCAAAAGGCTTACGTTGATTATGAATCCCGTTTGATGGGAATTTCAGATAGTGAGTTAGCAAAAGTTGGAAAGATTGATGATGATGTCAATCTTGCTGGTTTGGATGGTGTTTTGGGTTTAAATCCTATGAATTTTACAACTTCGGTTGGATTCCCAGGAAAAGGACCTAAGACACAGTATGTGGAGAAGTCGGATAGGCATGTTGAAGGAATTTCATGCCCGCGTGATGTTGATCCTGTGATCTTAGAAGAAATTGCGAGGATGGAAGCTGAATTGAAAGCTGGAAGATCCATCAATACAATCTTCAAGGGATCATTGAAGGATGAGCCTACCAAAATATCGAAAGACAAAGTGCGTGTGTTTTCTGCGGCAAATATGCCTTTTGTTATGTTGGTTCGTAAGTATTATCTCACTCTTGCTGCTTTGGTGCAGAGGAATAAGATTATCACTGAGTGTGCTGTAGGTACTGTCGTTCAGTCACCTGAATGGACAGAATTGTTTGAGCACATTGGTGAGCACGGCTGGGATCGTGCCATCGCTGGTGATTATGCTAAGTTTGACGGACGTATGAGTCCTCAATTTATGCTCGCTGCTTTTAAGCTTTTGATTAAGCTAGCAGAGAAGAGTGGAAATTATGATGAGGATGATCTTGTAGTAATGCGTGGCATTGCTTCTGAGATTTCTTATCCTACTTACGATTATTTTGGAACTTTGGTTCAGTTTATGGGGTCAAACCCATCTGGACATCCTTTGACAGTGGTAATCAACAGTTTGGTCAATTCTTTGTATTTGCGTTACTGTTGGTATGCCATTGCCAAGGAGAAAGGTTGGTGGAAAGTACCACTTTTCGGTACCAAAGTTTCAGCTATGACATATGGTGATGACAACATCATGACTGTTGCAAAGGGGTATGACGATTTCAATCATACTGCTATTGCTGAACAGTTGGCGAAGGTGAGTATTAAGTACACTATGGCCGATAAAGATGCAGAGTCAGTTCCATTCATTCCTTTGAACAGCGCTTCATTCTTGAAGCATTTTGCTGTTTGGGATAAGGAGTTGAACTTGTATCGCTCACCTGTTGAAGAAGATTCGATTGCTAAGATGTTGCATACACACTTGAAATCCAA